AGCGGTAAAGGTCGGGAACGATTTCCAAACCACTTACCAGCCACTCTTTGAGCTTAAAATCACGTTTGGCCCTCTGTTGTTCACCCTCGGGTAGAGCCTCAAGTTCTTTCAGAAACTGCGCTTTAACTAGCGCCTCAATTGCGCCAGCCTTCCGATACTTTTCAGGGGAGGTCAAAGTATACTCACAAACCGTGTGTAGGGCTTTCCCAAAGGCTGTAAAAATGTTGCCTTCGAACTGAGTTACTTTATCAATGTAAGTCAACTTGTGATAATGTGGACAGATGTGCCAGTTCCGCCATTCGGAATACGAAATGTGTTTGCCTGCCAATGTAACCTACTTTCGTCTTAAAGAGTATTTAAGTGATCTATTTTTTTGTATAAAGCCGGACTGATTCTTGATAAAACATCTTTATCGTTAAGATAATATGCTTCAAATCCTGTTGCAAAATACTCTCTCAAAGAGACAGAAGCATAAGGACGTATAAAAATACCGCTAGTAACCATACCCAAAAGTCTTTTACCAACCCTTTTGTAAAGAAAATCATCAAAAGACATATCGAATTTGACATTCTTAAAATCGTATTCTGTAGTCCATAACCCTTCAGACCTCAGTTCAAATTCAAGCTGTGATCTTTTATTCAAGAACTCTTTTTTTATTTCTTCATCCCCATAAACATCTTCGATATATAAAGTTTCTACATGATGGCCTATTTCGTGAATAACATCATCTAAGAGATCTTCATAATTATCTTGCTGGTTCGATATGTAAAGTTTATTATCATCATATATGGCGTCAATTTGACGCTCTTTAAACTTCTCGTAATTTCCAAGATGAATTGATTCTAATTTACGAAAAAATGATCTTGGCAGGCGCTTTTCAATAGCTACCAAAATTTTCTTAGGATCTAAATCATTCTCTATATCATCATCAATATAAACATCAATACCGCTAAAATTAAAGTAGTTTGTAGAGTTAGACACTCTCTCAGAAATATAGTTTCTCATACTACAAAATTTCCGATGCAAGAGTTGCTAATTTAGATCTTTCGCCCTTTTTCAATGTAATATGTCCTGAAATCTGATATTCTTTAAACTTTTCGATCGCATAAGTTAGCCCATTTGATTCGGCATCAACATAAGAATTATCAATCTGTTGAACGTCACCAGTTAGAACAAGTTTTGTGTCATGACCAACTCTAGTTATTATAGTCTTTAATTCGTGAGGTGTTAAGTTCTGAGCCTCATCGACTATCATAAAAGCATTGGATATAGAACGGCCTCTAATGTAAGTCATCGCCTCTATTTCGATAGTCCCTTGTTCAATTTGCATATCTAACGCCGTCCTATCCCCAAACAAATGTTCTAAGTTATCTCGGATAGGAGCAATCCAAGGCATCATCTTTTCTTCTAAAGTACCCGGAAGGAACCCGATATCTTTTCCCATAGGTTGTACAGGTCTGGTTATGATTAACTTATTATAACCACCAGAATTACTTGAAGTATTTAAAACTTGCTCTAATCCACAAGCAGTGGCTAATAATGTTTTTCCTGTGCCAGCTTGTCCAACCAGTGATACAATGTGTACATCTTTGTCAAACAAAAGATCCATTGAGTATTGCTGCTCTTTATTCCTTGGCTCAAAGCCCCAAACATTTTTAAATTTGTTGACTTTGCGAAGGGGCGTTTCGAAGTTTGTAAATTTACATATTGCAGACTTTTTATTATCTTCACCTTTGCCGGCAAGGACCATAAATTGGTTAGGATAAAAATTTCCTTGGTCCCGTGTCAGATATAGATCACCCTCTTCATAAAATTTATCGATAACTTTATCAGCTACTTCAACTTCAGCAGTGCCATCAAAAAGCTTATCTACTGATTCAATTACTTGGTGTGTATCGTAGTCAATTGCCGCAAGACCTAAAGAGTCGCACTTGAGTCTCATATTAATATCACGAGACACTACTACAACACTGCGGCCTTCAAATCTTAATTTTAATGCTGTGGCTATAATCTTATTATCTGAATCTTCAGAGTTCATCCCAGCCGGCATATACCTTGGATCATAAGATGCTGCAAATATTTTCCCTTTGCCGCTACCAATTGGAACGCCAATGAAGAAACTACCTTTTGTTCTCAGACTATCTAAAGCACGATTTGTTAGTCTAGCGTTTAGTCCAACTACATCTTGTCTGTGTTTGTGTTTATCAATTTCATCTAGGATGACAGTAGGTATGGCGATGTCTGCTCGACCAAAACCCATAATGCAACCAACGTCCGTCAAATATACGTTAGTATCTAGGATAACAGTTTTATTCAATTTAATAACTCCTTATATGGTATAGTATCTAGCTAGCTAGAAGACAAAAAGCCGCCCGAAGGCGGCTGGTGGAGGTAGGGAGAATCGAACTCCCGTCTTGTCTAGTTTCATAAAAGGGTCATTCACAAGGTTAGAACTGTTTTTTTCGTCAGACAGACCACTTGACTAGATTATTTTATTATGGCTAAAGTAATCAAAAGCACTTAAATTCTCAAATACGTCTTTCTGTTTATTGGCTGTCGTCGCCTCAAGAGTGGTCAGGTTATTAAGCTGCCATTTCCATGTTTGAATCGTTATTTGCGATTATACTATTAAGCGTTTTTAGTGAGCCACGCTTCCCTCACCCTTGCACCGTTTTTACGTCCCCATCAGTCGATACCGTTTACCCCCATTAACATAAATACTATACAACAACATTTAAGACTTGTCAACTTATTAATGATTATAAATATGCTAGCAATAGTTGTTATGGTAATAATAGTAGGTAAAAGTAATAATAGTAGAAAAGAGTATTTGGCTGTTAAGAGCTTGCAGCTATTATAACCAAACCTGAGATAACGTTAAGGGTAAAATGAAAATTAAAGTTCCATCTCTATATCACCCATAGACTCTTCATCGGAAGTTTCATCGGAAGTTTCATCGGAAGTCTCTGTTTCATCATCCTTTTTCTCCTCTTCATAATCCGCTGTTGTAGAATCTGGCAAAGAAGGCTGAAGTTCATCTTCGAATTTATCAAAATATAGCAGCATATTAGTAAGAAGATAATCATAAAATAATTTCTTGTCTTCATCATCTGCTAGCATATCATAAGCGTCAACAATTTGTTTCTCTACTTTCTTAAAAGTTGTAGCTGCAAAATTGCGTCCTGTTTCATTTTGATCTTGTAGTTCGACAAAATCATCTTGATCGGCGCTGCCCTCGCTATCAATATCAATAAATTCTCCGGAAACTGTTTCATTACTATCATCGGCATCAAGGTCAATCTTTATTTTTTCTGATAGTAGATCGGTATCTATTTCGAATTGAAAATTCTCTGGTATTTCTTTTGTCTCTTCTGCTTGAGTAGAAGCTTCTATTGGTTTTAAAGTGTTTTTAATTGCCTGCACAATATGATTTCTGAACGATTCTCTTTGTTCTACAGAAGTTGTAAGCATCTTAAAATCATCTTCGATTACAGGTACAACCTTTTCTAACAAATCGGCCAAAACATTAATCCCTGTGAATTCACTAGGCTCTGTCGTTCCAGCTTCAGCTTCTAATAAGTTTCTTACTACTTTTCTTATTTGATTTTCTATAGTAAACGTTTCATTTAACTTGTGAGATATTCTTTTACGAATATGGTCTCTGATTAATTCCTCAGCAATTAACTGTTTTCGATCAATAGTAGTCATAGTAATATATTTATCTCCGTCTTTGACGTTTCGCTCTTCTAACTTTTGGTTTAGATGTTTTTGAACGTTTATAAGGATTGTATTTATTAGTCGGACCAAAGCCATTTAAACCGCTAGCACCTTGAATAGATCCAGCACCCATCGCTGACATTTCTTCAATGGTTTTATCTATAAAGCTATTCAAGTTTTCATTTCTTGTTGTAACAGAATTCCAAACCTCTTCTAGTTCATCGCTTGAAAGATGAGTTGGGAGTTTAGAAATAAATCTTTCTTTCTCTCCGGCAGCGATCATATCCCTGAGTGCTGTCCCTCCCATACTTTCACCGCCGATAACAGGAAAAACTATTTCTTTCACGTTTACACCGGGATTATGCCTTTCAGCATAAGATTGGGCACGAGCAAAACGAGTATCTCCCTGATCCTTGTCACTCTTTCCAAGAAATACAGTATCACCGTCAGAGAAAGAATTTTTATCTGCTATTAAATCATATACATCCGCTACTGGAGTTTTACCTTCTTGGATTCTAACCTTAATATTATTGTCATTTCTGGTATAAAGGTCCCACAGGTTTTTTGATTGCTCCGCTGTAATAGTAATCTTTGGTTCGATATCAGAAAAACGTGGATTCTTTCCGATGATGACTATGACTTCATCGACATCAGAATTGGAGGCCAATCCTTTAGCTAATCCATAGTGTCCTGCGTGTGGTGGTTTAAAACCTCCCGGCAGTAAGGCTACTTTTTTACCCGTTTTCTCAGTCAGTACTTGAGTGTCAAAATTTATACTTTCTGTGTTTAGTTTTTTATCTGCTCTTGCGTACCTAAACATGCCTAAGATTTGATTCAAAGGAGCAAAGTTACCAGCGAACTTATAAGTATGTCCGTTATAATCAAACACAACGGCTTCGACAGGTGTTGTTATTTGTGAGAAATCTTTAATTTTATTTAGATGTCTTTGCATGATATCCATTGCTTGTGGATCGTCTGGCCCTCTTTCTGTTATATCGTTAACAGCAGTTGCCAAATCATCCTTAAGCCTTTTTACTTCTGCTTCTGTATCTTTAATAAAGACACTTTGTAAACCTTTTAATATTTCTACTGTAAAGTCATGAACAATTGATTCAATCGGTTGAATAGCTTCCTCTAATAACATTTTTTTAGAAACTAGAATGGTTCTAACATCCTCTAATTGTTCCTTGTCTAGACCTTTTTTTATAGCTTTTAATCCTACGTTCGCAGGTAATTTAAGTATATAATTTATCAATTCCTCTTTTAAGTTATCTGGGAGTGAAGCTTCTAGTCCATTTCTTAATCTTGAGGTAGTATAATCTAGGATCGTATCCTTATCAGATAATCCCTCTTTTGTTAGTTCTGAATCTATTTTTGATTTTGCCTCTTTTAAGATAGTGTCATCTTCTAGTTTTTTTAGCCGAATAATAGCTTGCCTAGCTAGTGAATAATCTTCTCCATGGAGAGCCTTTTGCATTTTGTCCAAAGAAGAATCCAAGGTTTCTAGAGAACCTTCGGGTATAGGAGATTTTTCACCACTCTCTCTGTCAAAAGCAAAATGACCAACGCCGTGTATTTTAAGAGTTTTAGAATCATATTTAATGACATTTTTATGGCTTGGATCCATAATTTCAGCGTTGTACCAAATATTGGTATCAGGTCCAAATATCTTTTTCTTTTCTTGACTAGAAAGTGAACTTACAGCTTTTTCAAAGGCGGAAAAACCACTTGTAAATGCTTGTTCTAATGTTCCTCTGCCAGCAAACTTTTGTGCCAACCCAGAGGCGTCAAGACCACCTTGTTTTAGATTTCCTTTATTACGAGCGCCTTTAGCCTTACCCTCAGATATAGAATAAGATAGGACAATATTTTGCCCGTCAACTTTTTCTTCTGTTGATAAATCACCATTAGAAGCCGCATCCATAATCTCTTTCATTTCTGAAAAAGTTAGATCTTGGTTATCGTAAAGGTGGCTCATATGGCCCGGAACACCACCCATTTATTTTTTCCCCTTATTTTCCTCTAAGACCTTCAACTGCTCTTCGAGAGTATTAACTTGTTCTTGAAGCTTTCGAAATTGTCTCTTTAAGGAAGAAATATGTTCTTTTGCTAATTGTAGTCTATTGGAATCTTTTTTACTGCTTGGTCTTATCTGTTCCACTACATCTTGTAGTGATTGTAAATAAGCTCTTGGGTTGCGAGCTTTCATCTCATTTAAGAGAAAGTTCTTAGATATTTGATTTAGAAAAGTTTTCATTGTAATATAATTAGTAACCTAATGAGTGTATTAACCATCGAGGGCTCTTATATTTAGAAGCCCTCCAGATATGGCTATTTGAAACTTTTTATTTCCTCCAACATGATCTGTGCCATTGATGAATAGTCTGTGCGATGATCCAGTGATATACAGGTCATCAGACATTATAAAACCAGTTCCCGTATTAGATAATGTAGATATGCCACTAATTTTTGTTGAATTTCCAGTTGCACCAAGAACAAAACCATCTGAATTATTGGTTATGGAGAGACTACCCCCACCGCCAGCAGCGGCTTGAGTTGTGCCCCCTCTTTGTCCGCTTATTGGACCTAAAACTCTATGACCCCACAATATAGACATTTTCTACAACATTGAGCCGGCATAACCAGAAGATGGCGAGCCCGGCGCTATGGCATTATGTCTCATTACAAAACCTGTTAAATTTAATGCACCATTGGCAGATGCTTTCGCATATACAGCGTAGGATGTTATTGGGATCCCCGGATAAACCAAAACAAATCCGGCTCCAGCGGCAATAGTTACTTTTATTGGCTGGTCTGATAAATCATAAGATCCCACAGACATTGTTAATACAACATCAGAATTACCATAATTGGATGCCCATAAATATAAATCCTCCATAGCATCACCCTGACTGACTGTTGGCATATGGATGGTTGACGCAGCATCAGTGACGGCCAAAGGTTTCCCAAAAGGGCTCATTGACAGGGGGAACCTAGATGTCCCACCTCCTCCTCCGCCAGCAGCAGTGCCGGCACCAGCAACATTAAATGTAGATTTAACAATCTCTGCAACTGGTGGTGCAATATTAAAACGTCCAGAATGTGACATAAATGTATCCCTCTAAATTTTGTTTTTCACTATGAACTATTTATTGACGCCAAAAACCTTATTTAATTTAGATTTCATTTTTTCTACCCAAACCTTATCAACCTGAGTATTAACAGCGGGTTTATTTTCTTTTTCCCACATACTCATTTCGCCCTTCGCAATAGATTTCTTTAAGAATACCTTTATTGCCATAAGAGGTGAGGAAAGTCCAACACTCTCAATCATTCTGTATCCAGCAAAGATGACGCCGATTAGTTCATTCTTAGAGTTAATAACAGGAGAGCCACTAGACCCCGGTTTGGTTGGTATTGTATAAACTGAGTAGCCCCTGTTATGATAGCCCGAAAATATACCTTGAAAAATCAGAACAGTACCAGACCAAAACAGACCATGTGGAGCAGCTAAATTATAAGCTAATTCACCTCTTGTGGGTTCTTTTTTAGCAATTTTAAGCACTGGTGGTTTCTTGTGGACATCTAGTACCCTCATTAAACATAAGTCGAATCTTGTATTAATATTAATGACCTCACCATCATGTTGTGATCCATTCAGACCTACTACTTTAAATCTGGATCCTTTATTTTTAACATTAAATCCTTCTATGTTTTGTTTATCTGGAATTTTATTCTGACAAGAATGCCCGGCGGTTAAAATATACGACGATCCATCATCTACTTGACTATGAAAAACATAAGCTCCTGAAGAAACGTATTTCATTTCAGCGGTCTGACATCTTTTCTTTTTAGTTTCTTTGTCTAGTCCACATCCTTCGAGCTTTATAAACTGCCGAACTTGAACAAAAGAATGTCTTGGAAATATTTCCTTGTTTTGTTCGCCGTTTATCTTAATTGTGGTACATCCACTGACACAACTAGAGATACAAAATAACCAGATTATAAGAAACTTTAAGTAAAAAGGTGTTTTTTTATTCATAGTAAAGTAACTAGAGTGTATAGAAACTATTTATCCACAGTAAATCTGTACAATGATTTCAATGAAGGATGGCTAATATAATGATAAGCAGCATGATGTTGTCAAGTATCTTGTTTCTTGGTGGTCAAACCTTTGACTTTCCTGATATTTGGAAGAAGGTCGAAGGAAAGTGGTCTTATGTCGGGCAAGTAAAAGAAAAAAAGCAAATTCTTGTCTGGATAGAAAAGACGCCAAAAACTGAAGGAAGTGAGATACTTACTAGAGAGATAAAGAAAATGCCCTTTATTACTCTATCACCCACTGGAGAGGTACTAAACCTAGAGCCCCTCCAATAAGGAGGACTTAAATGTTTGGTTTTCTTACCAGAAAAGTTACGTTATTGGGAATATTGGCTTTAAGTATTGCCTTATCAGGATACTTATATATTAAAGCAAACAGTGTTCATAAAACTGTTATATCAAGAAAATCTACATTCTATACCCCCGGACAACACAGTAATTGCAAGTGGTTAATCCATTTCAGCAATACTATAACCACAGAAGCAGGAGATAATTCACCTGCTCAAATTGGTATTCCTGAAATTATTAAAGATGGTTATATTTCTGGAATTATACAAAATGGTCCGGGAAATTCATTGCTTTTGGCCTTTAAATTACCAACTCAGTCTGATAGAACTCCACCTATAGTTTTAACCGCAACATATTCTTTAGACGAATTACCGCTTAAGACAATATCTTTTAGAGTATTTAATAGCACCGTTTTGAGGATGGTCTTGTACTCAACACAAGAAGAATGTGTCGAGGCTACAATGAAATGACACGTCTTGTTTTATTATTTCTTCCCTTGATCATGACGGCTTGTTCAGCCTGTGTTGACCAAGAAGAATTAGTAAGACTTGAATGCCTGCCCGGAGATCGACAAGTTTGTACTTCTACTGGGGATCCAATACCATCTTTAGATCCGGATGATCCACCTAGCCTACCCGGTCAATGCTCTTATGGTATAAGAACTTGCAATAGAGAAGGGTGGGGACCTTGTCTTGGCAGCGTAGAAAAAAGTGAAGAAATCTGTGATGGAATAGATAATGATTGTGATGTATTAATAGATGAAACATATCCAGAAGAACATCAACTGTGTGGCTTTGTAGAAGGTGCTGATTATGGTATTGGGATATGCACCCCCGGCGTAATGAAATGTGATAATGGCAATGTGTATTGTGATGGCCACGTTGGACCTGCTAATGAAATTTGTGATGGTTTAGATAATAATTGTAATGGATCAACTGACGAAGGAATAGCAAATTCTACTGCAATCGTTTGTTATGAAGGACCAGAAGGTACGATGGCTATTGGAGAATGTCGTGCTGGGATTCGTTATTGTACTGATGGTGGATTTGATGTACCTTGTGACGGACAAATTTTACCTGCTGCGGAAGTTTGTGACAATCTAGACAACGATTGTGACGGAGAGGTCGATGAGGGTTTTGATAATCGTGGTGTAGATTTAGTTTTTGTTCTCGACATATCCGGATCTTTTGATGAAGAGATAGAGTCAATGATACAAGGCATCGCTCCGCTTTTAGACGACCCGATAACGAGCACATTTCGATTTGGTCTGGTTGCCGTAGGCACAGCAGGCAATGGCGAGAGAAGACCTCCATATCAGTACGCAAGAATGGTCTCTAACTTTGTGCCCGCTGATGAGTTTCTAGATATCTTAGAATCTGCCAGAATGATCCAAAGTTCTGGACTAGAGCCGACCATTGATACGATGTTTTGGACAATGCGCCTTTATCCATTTTCTTGGAGAGTCGGGGCACAAAAAGTAATAATAACAATGACTGACGAAATGGCGCAGACTGCCACAGGAAAAAACTGTGCTGAGATTTCGGCAATTGCCCAAGAAGATGTTTTTGAACTTTTTGTTTTTGCCTTACAAGCTCACCATAACACGTTCTTGCCCTGTGTTCACGGAGAGCACAGAAGACTATTCACTCCTGCTGCAAACTCAGAGACTGTATTTCTTCAGATCAAGAGAATCTTCGAGGACCTCTGCATCGGCAGATGATTCAACTTTTATATGTTGAATTAAATCGACTGTATCTTGTATTTCTGTAATAGACAATTGTAGATCATTAACTAGCTTTTGAAGTTTTTCCAATATTTCAATATTACTGTCATTTATTAAAGCTTGTCCAGTTTCAGAAACATTTTTGTTAAGTTTATCCGACAATCTCTTTATTATTAGATTTACCATCGTTGCTGCCATTGGGCGTAGGTCTTCCTTACACAATTTAAACTTTACTTCTTTTGAACTCATTGTATTATTCCTTTTTCTCTAAAAATGTTATTAATGATAACCATCTTTTCTTCTTCAGATTTAGCTAAATGCCAAGCCCACGCAACCGTCTTCTTAGAATTAACTATTTTCAAACTTAGCTGTTTTACATTTTTTTCTAAAGATAATATTGATTCTTCTGACAATTCAAACATTTCTATATTGAGAGAACTTGCTAAATCTAACAATACAGCAATGTTGTTATTAGCATATGCTTGAGCCGCTTTAGAAAAAATACCGGGATATTCATCAGCGCCTACTTTATCTGGATGTGTTTTTTCTGCTATTTTTCTATATAGCTTTTTTAAATCTTTGTTCTTTGGTGGCGGTTTGGTTGGTTCTGGAACTTCTGGATCTTCATCTTCTTGTTGTTCTGGTTCCGCTTCCTTTGTAGGCTCTTGATTTGAGTCAGTCGCAACTTTGGCCTGTGGTGAGTTCGGCGGGTCAGTAAGTTCACCATATGTTTCCGGATAATGTTTTTCCATATATGCACGGATCTCAGGTTCGTTATTTAGACAGATCTCAGAAACTTCTTGTTCTTCAACTTTTAAATAAGCATGTTGAAGGATTAGTTTCTTTGTTTTTAATTTGGACATAAGGTATATAGACATAAAAAAAACAGGGAGCCGAAGCCCCCTGTTTCATAAAACTTATTTTAGGTTCAACCTTTAGCTATTAGCTACCGGACTCACCCGCTTGAGCACCAGACTCAGATACAGTACTGATCATACGCAAGGACAACATTCCACCATCAACTTGGAGGACATAATCTTGAGCACTACCATCGGTGTCTTCGCCACGAAGGACAAGTCCACCAGCAGTATCAGGATCAGCGTTAAGAACAACATATCCAGAAGCCTTGACGACGTTAGCAGCTAATTTAGCACCAAGAACTGCTCCAGCTTGGAGTTCGGCAGAACCGACACCCAAAGCAACAATCTCAGAAGCGCCAACAGCGTCATCTTTGATTTTAGCAGCAACGATAGCGTCAGTGCCGATATAAGCCTCGGTAATAGCCGTACCATTCCAGACACCAGTAGCAATAGTACCAACCGAGACTAGGTTAGGCATTGCAGTGATTTCATCATCAAGATAAGCTGCAAGTGTCTGAACGGTTGTCTGTGCCATTGTTCCACCATGGTTCATTAGAAGACCGTGGCCGTCAGAAACAGCAGTAGTTCCTATCGATGAACCGCCATCCACAAGGTTCAACTCAGCAGCAGTAGAATCTACAGCAGCCAACTTGGTGAAGTCAGCCTGAACAAGTCCAGAAACGCCATCAAGCAAGTTAAGTTCCTCAGCCGTAGAAGTAACATTCGTTCCACCAATGTCAAGAGTTGTTACCGAAATCTCACCGGCAACAGTAACAATACCGTCAGCAAGCGTAAGAAGATCACTATCGTCAGTATGACCAATGGTCGAACCGTTGACAACAACGTTATCAACGTCAAGCGAGCCGAAGCTACCAAGACCAGTGGTTGAAATAGCACTTGCGCCGTTGTCAATTGATCCGAAACCAGAAGTGATAGAACCTGCGTTCAAAGCACCAACGGTTGTCACACTTGACAAAGTATCAAGAGAACTTTCAAAGTATACCTCAAAGTCCGTCAAAGCAACTTGCTTCATTGTACCAGCGTCGTTAACAACAACACGATCTGCATCAGCAAGAGTTGTAGAAGTAGCAGAAGTGTCACCATCTATAATATTTAACTCAGCAGTACTAACTTCAGCACCGTCAAGAATACCAACCTCAGCATCGCTCAGATCCGCAAGTGCAGCAGCAGCGGCATTAGAAAGACCTGCCAAAGACGTCAGAGGTGTATTCAGGTTGTATGTGATCGTATTTGACGAACCAACAGATGCCAGACCTGTTCCAGCCGCAAAGCTCATTGCCTCAGAAGACAAAGCGACCGACTGAGCACCACCGCTTCCGCCTTGGAAATCAAGATCTTGACCTGATTCAAGACTTTGCAATGAAGTTTGGTTAAAGTTAATTGCATCAATTAGAGAACTCGAATTGTTTGCAAAAGCAGCTTGCAAGTGGTTTTTAACATCCACCGGAATTGCTTGAGCAGAACCATTTAAATCAATGGTCTTGCCGGCAACTGGAAGTCCAACAAACTGACCGTGAGAACCTGTAATAATAGAGCCAACCGACTGGGCTGGTAATATTACTTCTCTTGTTCTTGCAGAACCTGTTAATAGGCGTGATATAGCCATAATATTTCCTCCTAAGAAAATATAAAAAGTTAATGTAACTTTTAATCAACAACTGAGATCTGAGAGCAGATCTACTAGTGGTTAAAACAACTTATTTTAGGGGTAACTCAATTTACAAAACATTTGGTTTTGTTCGCTCACTTCGGAGCGATCTGTTATACGGTATAGGTAGTACTTTTATTCACAATAATGTTCAATTATTTTTAAAAATTCTTTTGCACCCTTTTCGCAGTTTTCAAGCCAATCATTAGCGGCTTCTCCATCTGCTCCATCGGTAATATATTTAAAGGAAACAAAATCCACATCGTTTTGATAACAACATTTAGCAATTGCGTAAGCTTCCATGTCAACAACATCAGCAGGAACCTTGGACATATCGCTTACAAACGTATCGCCACTTCCACAAGTGCTAAAAGTATTCAGAGGATTTTCAGACTTGAATTCCAATATTGATGGGACTTCATCATATGGAGTAACTCCAAATTCAAAACCCAACTCTTTAATATCCATATCTCTTTGGATAAATTTAGTGCAATCAACAAGAGTGTGCTTCTTAATATTTTTACTGCCAGCAGTTCCAAAATTAATAATAAGATCAGGGTTGTGTTCTATAATACAACGAGTAGCTGTCATCGCTGCATTTACTTTCCCCACTCCTGTATAAAAGGTTGGAAAGTATTTTTCAAGTAAACCTTGTGCCTCTTCTGGTAAAGCACATAAGACAATTATTCTTTTACTCATATGTAATCAGACTCTTAGTTTTTATTTCATCTCCGTGAAGAAAGGATAGATCGATAAGAACTCCGCTGTCTTTTACAATATATCCTGCTTTTTCACATAAGCTGATAGCTGCCCTTAAAGTACCGCCCGTGGCCAAGACATCATCAATCAAAATAACATTTCCAGTTCCCGGAGAGATCTCTAGTGAGTCTTTGCCATATTCTAAACTGTAAGACTCACTGACAACAGGTGGAGGTAACTTTCCTTTTTTTCGTATCAATACAAGACCCTTGTTAAACATAACAGATAAAGCTGATGCAAAAATAAACCCTCTGGAGTCAACGCCTATAAAATAATCTACATCGCTTAAATCACCAAATGATTTACCAAGATCCTCAATAGCCTTATTAAAATGATCTGACTTTAGTAGGGGGCTAATATCTTTAAAAGACACTCCCTCAGTTGGGAAGTCCGGCACTTCATTTATCAATTCTTTGTACATTTAAACTCCTATGGAGAGTTTATGGCACAAAAAAAGAAATGTTAAATAAAAAAGCCCCACCCGAAGGTGAGGCTGGAGGAAGAGGTGGGATTCGAACCCACGGTACATCGCTGTACAAGGCATTTCTAGTGCCTCACCATCGACCACTCGGACACTCTTCCAATGGTGCCCAAAGCAGGAATTGAACCCGCAACCTTCGGTTTACAAAACCGCTGCTCTACCAATTGAGCTATTCGGGCGTGGTAGGGGGACCGGGACTTGAACCCGGAACCTATGGTTTATGAGACCAGTGCTCTAACCAATTGAGCTATCCCCCTTGAAATCCTTTCAGATGTTATTATACTCCTTTTCTACAAGTTTCTTAAATGTTTTTTCCATGCCCGGATTTACCAGCCGAGCGTGAGGCATAATATCGTGCCTGATAATGCTTCTCATAAACTTTCTGTCTGCGTTTGCTGGATCTGTGAGGAATGGAACTTCCTTCCTAATACACCAGTCTTCCAGCGAGCGTTTAGAAGTAGAGATAAAGGGTCTAATAACGTTTTTGTTGTTATACGGAATAACTTTACTCTTTCCGTGTATTGAAGAGAACAAAAACCACTCAATCACATCGTCTAAGTTATGCCCTGTCACAATTGGCATATCAAAACTATGAAAGAACTTATAACGCTCATCTCTCCAATGTTCTTCCAAAGATTTTTTCGAAGGACACCCACTGTAATTAACACCAATAACAAGAGGGATATCTTTATTATCACAAAAGTTCTTTACAAATCTTTTACACTTCTTTCCAAAATCTGTACCGTGGTCAAAATAGACTGCTGTCACTTCGTGATTATTATTAAGGAAATCCAAAATAGCCATAGAATCTGGCCCACCTGAGACGGCAATACCAATTTCTCTGGGCAGCTTACTGAGAACTTTTAACATTCTTAGCCTTTTTGGGAATATTTAATTCCTTCATAATGATCTGCTTGGGTAAGAAGTTCCAACAATAATAACTGCTACTAAATGTAATCTTATTATTATCTCTGCCATCAGGAGAAACAAACTTCATTCGCTTATCAAACATCAAAAGCTGTAGGTCCCTATCTTTGAACAACTGCTTGGGGGCTGAGTCGTTCAGCCAAGTGTTTGTCATAATCAAAGCGAATGGTTTATTAAAAGATAGAGCACGCTCAAAAAACTTACGTTTGTTTGTGAAGGGCGGATTAGAAATAATCACATCCCATTCCTCGGGCTCATATTCAAAGAAGTCTTTTCCCTCATCAATGTGAGAAGCCACTACAGTATTCTGCTTAGAGATCTGCTTTACAAACTCACTGGTATGGTCATCGAAGGGACACCAAACGATTGCTCCCTCTGGAATGTATTCAAGGATGGGTTCAACTCCATAGTCAGGAGTGTAACACTCATCGTTGTTACCCTTCGAGTACAGTAGCTTTTTACTATCAATATCTTTATTCATTTATATCCTCAAAATCTTTTGGCGATTCCGGCAGGATTCGAACCTGCGACCCACGGCTTAGAAGGCCGTTGCTCTATCCAACTGAGCTACGGAACCAGATATGAAGAGTTTTCACCCCTTTGGAGAGGATTCCTGTTGGTTTTGTGTTCTAACCCTACAAACCGTTTTCCACACGAAACTCTTCAAAGGTATGTGGTTACTGAAGGTAGGGACGCTGGCTCTTTATGCTTCCTGCCAGATCGGTTCGGGTTTAACCCTGACGCTTATCGTCGTCGTGTGTTTAATTTTTTCATTATGTTTCCCTAATTTCTATTCTTCATTGTCTGGTGGAAAATGTAATCCGCCGTGCCAGAAGTCAATAGCACTTTCCGGCGCTGCTGTTCCTGTATCTGGAATAACATCAATCCAATCACTAACAAACTTATCAAGGGAATCATTGAAATCATCTAGTGATACTCCCTCTTTGCTGATAATCTCAAGCTTGAAATTGCATTTCCATTGCTTCTTGTTCTCAGGCATTAAGTCCTCCTTAAAAGGTTAGCCAATAAATAGGGTACTCTAAACTCAAAAGTGCTCCGCCAACCATTCCTGTGGCGATGCCAGCCAAGAACATCAAGGGTTCCATCCAATTTACCATTATAGTCCCTTTAGATTCCGTAGACGCCGATGACGTCTTTTGCTTTGTCTTCAAGAATATTTCCACGAGCGAAGTTGCGAGCAGGAGCCTTCCAAGAAGCAGGCTTCCAAATCAAGCCGTCCTCTTTACTGACGAAGAACCAAACGTGTTGGTTGTATTCACCTTGCGACTTGATGACTTTGTAATACTTGCCACCCTCTTTGATCTTGACCTCTGGACGAGGTAAATTCGGGAACTTAGCATCGTAGTGCTCGCTGAGCATTGATGCACAGTCGCCAATAAAATCTTGAAGGTGAAACTCTACTTCGGGATTTGCGATAGCCATGGCTCTCTCCTTATAACTTATATTATCACGGATTGACTAGGAGTCAAGTTTTTTATGATACCCGCTCAATATCACGTTGGGCGTAGAAGGGGTTGTAGCGATCTTCACTACCATCGTACTGAACCTTGTAGTTGCCGCCAGCCTCGGCTTGGATTATCAAGGCAACCTTGCCTGCCAACTTCCAACGGTTGTTGCGCTTGTTATCCTTGAAGCGGACCAGCGAGCCAACCGGGTATTTGGGAGGCAGCGGAGCAATCGAGTTGAGTGCTTGCGTAATGTTGTCATAAAAGCAACCGGGGAAGTAGTCCGTATGAGGGTCGGACTCATCACCTTGACGCTTGACGTGAGGAGAACTAATGCTGCCGTCGCTGTTTGTCCAGAATGAAATAAGCTGGTTGGAGCCTTCAAAGTGAACATAAACCTTGGGGTGATTATTATTGTGATAATCATTCTGTTCAATCATAACCTCACGATTGACAGCTTTGGCACGATTGCGAACCTTTTTAAGAGCAGACTCTAACTTCATATCTCTCTCCCTTACAACCTTATATTATCACCTTTAGAAGAGAAGTCAAGTTTTATTTTACTTTTTATTTAAAAGGATTGCCCATATAGAAAGGGTTTTCTCCGGCACCGTGATCAGTAACATCTAAAACTTCATTTATCTCTGTGAACTCATCCATTAAGGCCGTCCTGATTCCGTGTTGCAAGGTTGCTGCGCTAGCCCCACAGCCCTGACATCCGCCACCCATCCTTAATTCAATGACTCCAGTATCTTCCTTTATTGAATAGACCTCTATCCAGCCACCGTGTCCAGCTAGGGACGGATTGATGTCATCTTTGACAAAACTTAATAACTTATCTTTAAAATTGCTATCTTTTGTACTCATTAAAATCCACCACACTCAACCGGAAAGATCTCTTCTGATATATCCGCCTCGCCATAGGTTGCCAAGTCTTTGGGTACCTCATAAAACTCCATATCAATCATAAAGGTTTCTAAGGCATCCTGAATAGTAGGTGCCCAGATTGTAAAGGTTACGCCACGGACTTCGATTTGAAAGCAGTTCATCAATCCTCCAACTGCAAAAGACTATAACAACACACTGAGGTAATAACAAAATTAAAAACACCCCAAGACATATTGGCAAAAATCATATTATAAGAACCAAGCGACGCATTAATAATAGTAGCACCGATTAAAAGGTATTTCATTTTCTATCTCCTTTATTTTTTTTACTACGCATATAACGATATTGTTCCCTCTGCAATCTTTGCAGAGTTAACTTTCTTTTTTTGTTTATCTTCTTCAGTAATTCTCTCTGCCTCTCTGCGTGCCTTGAGCGCAGCCATATGATGAACATCAAAGTTCCACCCGGCAAAACAAGGGCTAAGAGAATACCAACCAGTAGAATAAGAATAGCCATTTATCATTTGTAGTTCTGTAATTTCAAAATAAGATCCGCTGGATCATCTACAAGGTGATAATAAGCACAATGCATTGCTATATCTAAATCATTTCCATCCGGACATATCTTGTCTCCGAAGAATACACATTGATCTGGTGTTTCCAACATATTTTTAAAAGCATAAGTTTTATCCCAACCCTCTCTAGTAACATCAATTGAAATTTGTCCGCCTAGGCGAAACGATAATCCCCATCCCTGAAACTCTTCTCTTAGTTGGTTTACTATTTTTTTTCTTTCCCCGCTTTTCTTGTCCCATTTCACATAGTCTTCTCGTTGTGAGGTTGTGCAGTTTCTACCCAGAACAGAAAAATTAATTTGACTATCTCGCCACTCAACAAATGTTCCAGTTTTAATCTTTGTGTGTGTGTTGGCAGCAATCTTAAGAAGTGTATTCATAATATGATTAAGATCAGCCTCAGAATAATGATCTCTCAAGGTCACTTTATGAATCAGTTCAGGTTCTATTGGCAGATTTTCATCGTCCATATCTATATTACAATTATAAACTCGGGTGCCATTACAAGTATATACTCTGTCAAACAATGACAATAATAAAGGAGTTGGTATTTGCTCCTCAACCTTTAATATATCAGATCCAGTAACTAAGTGTCTCTTGGTCCCTATTACAGTCTCTCTCAGGGCCAACACCACATCATCAGTAATTAATTTTCTAGCATCAGTAAGCGTACCATCCATATCAAATAGTAAAGCTTTTGGTTTAATATTCATCAATATAATCCTCCCTCCAGATTTATTAACATCTTAGATACATCAACTGGTCCAACCATCAGAAAAGCAGTTACCTCATACTCATATTCATTAGATAGATAGTATCTCTCGGAGTTATTAGAAACTGGTCCAAAAGAACTAGGGTTTGGAAGTAAAAGAACTCTATACATAATGATCTGCTGCCCGTCAGCATCTGATCCGTCGTAGAAACCATCTGTAATTATTCCTAATTTATTATGGCGATTTGCTCTAACATAAGTTCCAAGAGGTACAGCCTCTTTGGGGTAGTTTATGTTATTTTTTGAATTGTTTGTTTCTCTGATCATTGTAAAGTAAGAATAACATAGATATTTCTTTCGTCAAGAAAATAATTCATAATCTAGTATTTTTATATCCATAGAACAGTGCTCTTCAACATCATTACACAAGTCAGTGGTTAAATATTTTTTATTATCATCACACAATATAGTTGCAACGTTAGATCCATCTGGTAACTCAGAAGCTTTTAAAATAGCCCCAAAAATATTAGCTCCAGATGAAATACCCACAGATAGACCTAACTTATTGATTTGCCTAGAAATATTGATAGCATCAGAGTCATTTACCCGCAAAACAGGGCTAAGTGCTTGTAAATTCACTATTTTTGGTATAAAACTGTCCCCAATGCCTTCAATACGGTGCCCACCGTCCTCATTCTTGTCCGGTAGGATAGGATAGGCCCTAAAATTATTCTTTTTTTGTGAAAAGTAGTGATAGAAGCCCATTATTGTACCACCGGTACCCATACCGGCTATAAATACGTCTAAATCACCTAAGTTATTATCATTTAGTGTTTTTTCGAGTTCTGGGGCTGTATTTTTCTTGTGGGACAACACATTCCAACTATTATTGAATTGTTTGGGACCAAAAAACCCTTTTTTTCTACTTTTTTCGTCTGCTAGTTCGATACATTTTAGAAAGCCACCTTTTTTAGCTGTTATTTCAATAAGATTGGCTCCATAAAATCGTAATATACGTTTTCTTTCTTCTGAAAGCCAGTTTGGCATATATATTTGTACAGGATGTCCAAGGTATGCGCCCATTGCAGCAAAAGCAATCCCAGTATTTCCACTAGTAGCTTCTACTATAGTGTCGCCAGACTCTAATAGATTTAACTCGGATGCTCCTTTTAATATCTCTAGTGCCATACGGTCTTTTATACTACCGGAGAAGTTCCAAGCTTCGTATTTGGCGTAAACATACAGTTTTCTGCCTTCAAATTGACACTCTAGCCTTACGGTGGGTGTGTTACCAACAAATTTATCTAGTTTTTGAAGTTTTTTTGACAACTGTGACATTTTTTGTTCTAACTGTCTCTCCAGAGGTTGTTTGCAGCGAATTTAATTACCTCTTCGGCTGAATCCTCATTATATCCGTATTCTTTTATGAGGGTCTCTACCATTTCATTATATTTGCCTTGCTGTTTCTTATCTCTGCTTTTTGATTTTGTCACAATTCGTGAAATCTGCTTAACAGAAGAAGTGAGCTTACTTTCGATAGCTTCACGAAGAGGAGCATAAGATCTCCAATCAACTTTCTCACCTCGGCGAAGCTTGGAAAACATAAAGGCAGTAATATCAACTCGGAAATTTTCTCTTGACGTTCCGATGATTCCAATCTGTTCTTCTATAGAAGCTAGGAACTTTTCATCAGGTGCTATTTCTTCATTTGTAACTCTATCTTTTACTGTAGACATATTAACATATGCTTCAGCATGATCTAGATAATTGTCAAATAACGCCTCGGCTTGTTCATCATAAGCTGAGACAAACGCTTTTGTAATCTCTTTTTCTAAGATATTTAAATATTCTTCGTGCAATGTCTTACCTAGAAAATCAAGGAAACGATTACGATCATCTTCTACAACTATTTGGTCTTTCACTTGCTTGATTAATGCCTCACGAATAGAGATAGGAGTAACCATATTCTTTTCGCTGTCCGACAAAGCAGAATCTATTGCCTTCATAATAAACCGAGTAGAAATTCCTGTCATTCCTTCGTCTCTGGACTCATCACGAAGATCATTGATATCAATCTTTTTAACATGACCTTTTTCTATTACTTCAGATCCATCATAAAGTTTCATCTTTGTTAGGGCATCAACTTTATTCGAGGGATGAAGACGACTAAGAACAGCAAACATAGAAGCTATTTCCAAAGTATGCGGCGCAACGTGTCCATCAAAATCAGAAAGGCCTAACATCTTCTCGTAGATCTTTTGCTCTTCCGAATATTCAAGGCAGTATGGAACATTAACTCTAACAATACGATCTAAGATAGCTTCGTTGGTATTTTCAGACTTAAATTTGTTCCACTCAGCTTCATTGCAATGGGCGAGGATCACGCCATCAAAGTATATCATAGGACCCTTGCCGGGCGACGGAACCGATTTCTCCTGTGTAGCTGTGATCATAGTGTGAAGGAATTCAATCTCATTTTTGAACACCTCAACAAATTCAACAATACCACGGTTGCCAACATTGAAGGCTCCATTAAGAGACAACACTCTAGGATCATCTTCCGAATACATATCTAATTTAGAGATATCCTCACTACCAACCAAAACTGTCACGTCTTGACTATTTGCATCCATTGGAGGAACAACCCCAACACCTCTTCTGCCACGTACTGAGAAAGAAGATTGTTTTATAGGCATTGCAGTATAATCATTGTTATACTCTTCTTTTAATTTAAAACGACATACGGGGCACAGATCTCCCTCGATACGAATTCCATATATACTCTGAAATTCTTCTCTCAATGATCTGGGGATTAGATGCAGAGGTTCTTCGTGTATGGGACAGCCATCTATGTGATACATTGGTTCACAAGTTTCAAGTGCTCCCTTGATCCGTTCCAATAGAGCAGATTTGCCTGCCCCAACTGGACCTAGAAGTAAAAGAACCTGACGACTCTCTTCGCCTTTTAAAGACGCCGAACGAAGGAAACGCATAATCTTAGCTAGAGATCTCTCCATGCCAAAAAAACTATTTTGAAAATAATCATAGGTCCTTAACTCAGTCCCACCAAAGAGTTTATTGCACCGGGAGTCTGATGTAGACATTCTAGTTACACCTTCTTTCTCGATAGCATCATATAATCTTTTATGAGCAAGTTTAGCAACGCCGGGCGCAGTCTCTAGAATCTTAAGATATTCTTCTAGAGTTCCATGGAACTTTTCAACCTTTTTCTTTTCTTTGTGCTCTCCGACAAGTTTTAGGAACTTATCAGATTTGTTTGTTTTTGACATCTATTAGAACTCCCAAGTTTCTTCTTCTATAATGGTAGTGAATCTTACTTCACCGGGCCATAATTCGTTAATATGTTCGAACACTTTATTTGCTTCTGACAACTCTAAGTCTCTTCCATCGTGTTCGTGCTGCAAAATAAGCGTTCCATCTTTCAATAATTCTTTGACCATAACGACCGGAATACTATTTAAGCCTACACCTTTAATTAGGTCGTCACGAACAGTTCTCCAAGTATCTTCCCCAGAAACTTCGGTGATTTTGTTAAACCCATCTTTTTGATGGAATGAATAACTAAACAAATTCAGTTCCTTACACAATTCTTCATTAAGGTAGTTTTTAAGAAAACTTTCATCACTATGTGTTTCACGCACACGCAAGCACTCATCAAATCCGTGATTTTTTTCAATATACTTAAATATTTTGAACCCAAGATGATATGGGTTGATTCTTCCAAGATGTGGTCTAACTACTTGATTATGCAATCGAATGAAGGAAAGATAATAATCATCAGGTATACCTAATTCATTCACTATCTTTTCGTGGATCATACAAGCCCAGCCTTCATTCATAATCTTAGTACAAGCTTGTGGTATAAAATAAAGAGATTCCTGCTCAACTATTCGAATAAGATCTCTTTCCCATTCTTCAAGATGTCTATTATGTTCCGCAATAAATGCCAGTAAGTTTGTATCAGGCTCTAGAGGAAGTTTGTTTAAATTAAAACTATTCCACCGCCCAGACTTATCATTTAATATCAATCTTTTATAATATTCTTTCATTTCTTTGTGGCTGCGTCTTTTTATTCCCGGTGTGCGAGGAACTTGATATTTTATAGCGTGGCAAGCATCTAGGATTCTCTCCACTGCATCAACTCCAATGTTGGGATCTTCCATATATTTTTTAACTCGTTTACCGGAGGCTTTAAAACGATCAATTGCAGTATCCGCACCAGTCTCAGCAAACATACGGTTGTTCTTAAAGAAATCGCTATGTCCCACACAATGTGCCATTGTAAGTACGTGAGTCGGCATAGGATTCTCAGTCATTAGATATGATATACTTGGATTAGAGTTTATAATCATCTCGTAGGGAAGACCAGACATACCCAGATTATATTCTGTCTGTATGCGATCAAAGGATTTTCCAAATGACCAGTGCCTGTAGTGAGTTGGCAAACCTGTGTATGCCATATGCCCTATCATTTCCTTATAGTCACAAATTTCATAATCGATAGGGTACCAATCAAGCCCGTATTTTTTACCAAGGGAACATATTTTATTATCCCAGTCCTGAAGTTCTTCCATTGACCAATCAGCCATTATGATTTTCCTCCAAATAGTTTTTTGAAAGCAGGCCAAATGTCTTTACTTTCTTGAAGTCTTATTCTTTTAAAGTTTTTATCCTCTGCTAATTTGGTCCAGTCCCATAGGCGCTTCTCAGGATTCCCGCCCGCAAATAAAGAATACTCTCGATAATCGTAGAGCTTTCCAATTTCTGTATAACACATAGCTTGATTTATTTCTTTCAATCTCTTGAAGGCATCTAGAGATTCTTTGTTATCAATACTCCAGTTATCTCCATCTCCACAATAGAAAGTGTATATATTCCAGTTGTTGGGGTGATACCGTTTTTCAACAATTTCTTCTACCTTTTTTAATCCAGTAGATACAAGAGTTCCCCCGCTGGGTACTTGTGTGAAAAACTGATCTTCATTGACTTCATTAGCCTCAGCAGTATGGGAAATAAAGACTACATCTATAGAAGAATATTTGTGATTCAAAAACTGATAAAGAAGGAAGAAAAAACTACGAGCAAGAAACTTTTTAGATTTGGACATAGACCCAGAAACATCCATTACAAAAAACACAACGGCTGCTGTATTTTCCTTTTTGACAGGGGCTATATGCTTATATCTTAAATCACTCTCGTGAAAGGTAAATCTTTCACCGCTCTCAGGATCATAAGACCCCGCCTTGATAGCAGCCTTTTTTCTTCTAATCTTTTGTTTAATAGTCTCTTTTTTTGATAAGCGTGGGCGGATACCGTAAGGGCGCTTACCCTTTCGTTTCATCTTCTCTTGTGTAGTAAATTTAAAGCTTTTCTTTTCTAGCTCTGGCAGTTCAAGATCATTAAATAGATAACCCGCTAGTTCTTCTAGGGACATCTCTATCTCATACATTTCTTCACCGGGCTGATTACCCGGTTTATCGCCCTGTCCCTCTGTTGGTCGTTGGCGGCGTCGGTGACCTATGCGTTGACCTTGGTTAACTTCTTTCCCTTGGGCAGAGCCAACTTGTTTATTGTTCTTATTCGCTCCATAAACAAAACGATGTTCTTTAATACCCTTGACTGGTATTCTTATTTTCTTGTTTCCGTTTTGCCCTATAATGCTTTCTTCAGCCACCACATCTTTGATGCTTTCTTTGATGGCCTTCTCAATCTTTTGACGATGACGGGTTCGATCACCTGCCGCTCGATCTGCGATTGTTTTATGTTCTTTAAAAGTACTCATATTTCTTAGACCCTATTATAAATAGTTTATTCAGGTTCTAAGCGTGACTAAGTTCTGAGACCTCTACTTCATGAGAATTTCCATCGGGGTCTTGGATTATTGCAACTCCGCCTACAGCGCCACCGCTTGTAATCAATTCCTGAACAGCGCCGGTCATCGTCATTCTATCATAATCAACCTTTTGCCGACCGGAAGAAGTAGTTTTTACAACCTTTGCTAAGACATTCCAATTAACCATAGTTCCGGGTTTAAAATCAGCTTCCATTCGGAATGCTTCGTTCAATTCTTCTTTAATAATTTGTTTTAATTCTTCTTTGGTAATTTTCATGAGTTCCTATATCCTGTTGGGTCCCCATCGGGATGGTTTTGTTTGTAAACCTGATTTAAATAGTTTTCAAAATCTTTTATCGTCTTTTGTTTTGTGCTCCGCATAAGTGAGGCGAGCGTCTCCAAAGTCTTGCGGGCTTTGGGATTAGAGCTTATATTGTGAAGTGGGTTATCAATGTCTCTGTAAAAGCGACCCTGCATATTAGGCGAACCAGTAAGATTTCGGAACATCACTTTGCCCAAATCTTTTCGCTGGCTTTCATCTTTATATCCAACCTTGTCCTTTACGCTGGCTCCTTCAAATTGCTCTTTGCCGGCTAGGATATCTTGGGCTGCCTGAACATACAGGAATACTTCGTCCTCTCCGATCTCCGCTCCTCTTCTACTCGTATAAACCGATGCTTGGTCACGGGGTTCATTGACCTTAACACCGGACTTTTCTACCTCTTCCATAAATGCAGCCAAGCTAGTAAGTGCTTTCTTCTTACCAACCTCAACAAAGGGGAAAGTTTGTTTATCAATGTGGATGTAGTAAGGGATGTTTCTTTGTTCCGCCACAGCTACACCTTTTCGTAAACCTTCCATTTGATAATTTTCTATGGAACTGCCTGCTTTTCTGGTAGGCTTGTCATCAAACATTCCTTTCTCAAACCGATATAAAGGAATAGCAAAATGTATTTCGTCAATGTATCTGTCGGCATCCTCGATATAAGGCTCGTCTAAAAGTATTCTGTCTTCTGCCTCAAAACCTTCTGTCTCTCCGGGGTCAAGGTTGGCTGCCTTTTTAGAAGAACGCTTCTTTGTTGCCCAATAGTCTAGTGGAACTCCTTTATATTTCTGCCCCAAAGCACGACCGTCTAGTTTAAAGATAACACCCTGTGGATAGTTTCCCGTGTAAGCATTGGCTGGGGTTCTTGCGGTGGAGAAATAATAAAGTTTACCTTTACCTAACTCAGACTCAACGTCTTTGGTGAATCCACCGGACGCCATAAACTTATTCTGTTCTAGAATCTTGGCACCCTTCTCAAGTCCGTTAGTATAATGGTAGACGACATCGCTGATGCCTTCCTTTAAAAACTTTCGCCATTGTTCCATTAATAGTTTCATTATTGTGCCCTAGGGTATCTCTTAAATAAATAGTCTGTCCAACGATCTTGTATCTTATCAATTAAATTAGATAGTTTTTTAGAATCAAGATTGTAAAGAAGTCCAGTATTATATATTCCAACAAGAACCTTTTTTAAGACACTTGTAGAGGGTTTCTTAAAACTTTTTGCTTTCTTATATATTCCGGCAATGTGAGCTTGAATTTCAGCGTCCGATAGGTAATAATTTTCTGCTGTTTCTATATCTTTCCAAATCTCTCGGTTCGGTACGACTCTTTGAACTGCCATTAGATCTTCTGTACTTTGACTGCTGTGTTCTAATTCGTGACGAAAGGTCTCTTTAAGTTCTGGGATCAAACAAGAGATAAAAGAAAAATCTTCAGTATATTTGTGAGGTAATACAAGATTAACTAAAATATCAGAATCTTTACGTTGATCTTCATCAGCATCTAAGTTGAATTCATATGAACCATTAGACTTGATACTTTTTCCTTTTTGGATTGAAATAATTATATTCCTTAGAAAATCTATTTTTGCAGTGACCTGAGGGACCTCTAGTCTGAAAGTTGCCCTATCGTTAGAATTGAAAGATTCTATAAAACTTTGGCTCTTTAAGTGGTTTATTGTTTCTCTGCTGGCCAAGGTGGCATATCGATCGAGTGCTCTTCCTCTGACCATCTCTTCCACTATCATTTTTTAGTAACGTTAATTATTCTAGTTGGTGTTACAATGAATTCGTTCCACAAGGATGTTTTTAAATCTCCGTTACAATCATTCTCAAGGTCAGTACAAAGATTATCTTTTTCTTTGCCCGGATAACCAAGCCTGTGGACATTAACACATTTTCTTCCATTGCTTACTGAATATGATTTCACATCGCTTCGAAATCCTGCCCTGACGTTTCCTTCGAACTCCATTATCATATTAGACTTAGCTCGGAAAAAATCACGCTCTGCGACTGTATATGCAGATATATCAAACTGATTACCGCTATCAATAGATCTCTGGATTCTATCCACCCCTTCTGTATGAGTATAATGGTATAGAATTTTTGGATTATTAGTTGAACCGTAGATTTGTTGTGTGAAAGCATCGTCCACTAAAACATAAGGTTCTAAATCTCCACGAGAATAAAAATATGCAAACCTAAGTTGAGAGATGTCCTCAAAGTATTGTCCAAACTCATTGGCCAGTGACCAGTACCTATGGTTAGCAAAATCCTCGATATGATCTAGAACATTTTTTGTTGTCAATAAATCATATCGATCAACATCAACGTTCAGTTGGAAACCATAAAACTCATCAATGATATTTTGTAATTCTTTAGGTCCAACAATGTTACCGTGAGAATGACTAATATAATGTCCTTCTTTCTGAAAGCTTAACACTTTATTAACAAATAAATTTTCCCACTCACTCAGGGTATAGAAAGAATTCTCAGGCTTCACATATCCGTGAACATATAATTTTTCTACTGATTCATTTATGAACCGATTCCATTTAGGAAAATGTTCCATTAGGCTGTATACCCTGAATCATCAGGTCCAGACTTTCCTGCTTTTGCAGCTTTGTGTTTAAATGGCGGAGTATTCTTATTGCCGCCCTTACCTAAAAGGCTTATCATCGATGAAAAACTACCCTTGGCATAGCTTTGAAATTTCCCTTCAGCAGCAGCCTCTTGGATCTTCTCTCTAACTATTTCCCTAAGCCTCTCTATCTTTATTTTCATCTTGTGGGATGTCCTTTATCTTTTCTAAAACTTTCTGGGTAAGCTTTTTTGAACGCTCAGCAATTACCAACTCTTTTCGAATTAGGTTCCACATTTTATTTTTAGTGATCATAAAATACCTCTAGTATACCAATAAGTAGTTTTCTTTTTTTATTGACCGCCCTGAAAAAGGGCCTTTATTGAATGAGAGGACAAAACTTTGTCACCCTTGGTATAATAACCGATACTTTCGACCACATACTGCCCTTCACTTAGAACGGGAGAAAAGAGAACTTTTACCTCGTAGGAAGTTTTAGGGGATAGTGGAGTCCTAGGGAGGATCTGCAAAGTTTGCACGACGCCAGCCCGCTGTCTAAGTGTGTTGTAATCCAAACGAAGAGCAGTGAAATGATTGAGCCCGCTCGCCGCCGAAATTTTTGCTTGGTTGATGCGCCGAATGTTGCCGGCGATCATGGTTTCCATATTCGTGGTAGAATATAATAACATTGCACTTATACCAATAAGGGCACTCATCATCAATACTACCAAGAGAGTCATACCCCTACGGTTCGACATTAATCATCCGATCTACTTGTGGCAGCGGCATCACTCCGTTAGTGTTCACCAGCGCCTGTTTAAGTTTGAGGTTATTCTGCACCCAATGGTCCGTGCGTGCCTTACAGAGGTTCCAAGGCACTCTCATAGTAACACACTCCCTTTCTTTTTGTTTGACTACTTCACAATAGCAGCGCACCCGGTTTGCCAGTTCCAATTCCGGAGACAGTGTTACACCAACCGGGAGAACTTCGTCAGATCCCGGAACCCATTTCGGGCAAGTAATATTTTGCAGTTGGTATGCTTGATTAAACATATTGGCAAATATAAGTAAAAACAATGACTTAGCTAACATTACAACATTTCTCCAAACTTTCTTCTAAAATTTTTTTTGCACTAAACGCTTGAAAGAAGAATTAAGTCCTCTTCAAAAACAGCAATAGTGTCCTTTGTCTTACTGCCGTGAATGGATATTAAATTTTCTTGATAATTCTTTAAGACAATATAGTATTCAGGCTGCTTCCCATAACTCTCATAAATCCTGTCTGCCCTTAAGAGGACTAAATCACCTCGCTTAAAACTCATCAGACAATTCGTGCTCTAAGAATGTTTGCTCTTTTACACCATTTCTAAAAACATATAACGTCTCACAGCTATCACTAGCCTCAAGTCGAAGAACCAACAACACCTTTTCCAAAGGAGCAACGTAAACTAAGTCACCCGGTTTAAAGCTTTTGCCAACTCGACTTGAAATTTTTTTCACTGCCGAACCTCTTGAACCAAATCAAATTGATCGTGAGACCACAAGTGTGTTTCGCCGGTAGAGCAGACAAGGCCGTAAAAGAATCGTTTACTGCTTTCTATAGAGTCGGTAACCAATACAAGGCTGGCAACGCTGGCAGGGTCCACAAAGCTGGCACGCTCGCTGCGCCAATATGAATCCTCCTTAAACTTAAGCAGGTCGCCAACGCTAAAAACCATTTTCATCTAACCAATCTCTGTAGGGCTGGCAATGGCTGGCAAAAGTATATAACCTATCCGTGGGGAATACTACATCAAGTACGATCATATCTTGGAAGCCTGTCTCTGCACCCATCACCACACCAAAGTTAATCTCGCCCGTGCGATCGACCCGCTGATACTCTACGATGAAGTCACCCTTCTGAAACATTATACATCCTACCCCAGTATTATATAATAGTTCTTAAGTCTTGTGTAGGTGCTGAGAAGGGTTAATACGATTCCCGCAGTTTCTACTCTTATCTTTATTCTTAATTGTCTTGTACTTCATTTACATCAGCCTTCCTAGCCACAGAAACTAGTTTAATGCACTGCTCCCGTACTTCATAAGACTTGCCGGCATACAATACCCTATGCATACCATAATTAGCTTCGCCGGCATACAAGCCCATACGTTCTATTTGCCCGCCTAGCTTTCCATAGGAAAACTCTACTAGGTCGCCGATTTTCATTACTTTTTCTTTCTGCCTTTAATGCACCGTTGTATCGAACTCGAAATCCTTGTCGGCGGTCATCATCATTTCAATAGCGATGGCTGCCAAGGTAATCGACTCGTGTAGATCTTCTGGCAACTCTGAGGTTAGCAGCTTATCATAGAATTCGTCGGTGCTTAATCCGGGGTAGTTCCCTAGGCTCTCTAGGATGCCGGCGGCTGTGATCAGTGCTTCGTTCTCACGGTCGATCTCTTCTACAGTTGTTGTAAAATTAAACATCTTATTTTCTCTCTCCTCTAATTGTGATTCTGTGGAGGTCATGCTGGTAATACCATTTAGGAGTATTTTGATCAAACTGGACATAGAATTGCGGAATCGCTCCCCTTTCTCTGTGGTCTTTAATAACTAGTCCGAGGCTATCTGTTTTAGGATGATTATTCATTAGGCCACCATTACGTCTCTTAAACACAATATCTCCAACATTAATCATTTAGTCTTTTTCTATAAAAGTAAAAATCTGGGAAAATTACCTATCCGTTGTGAATGTACTAGGCACAGGCTGGGGGGGTAGTCAACCCCCTAGGACATACATTAGGGGGGTAGGGCTGGCAGGGCTGTCAAGCTTTACAAAGCTCTGCTTCTATTAGGGCATAGGCTGTTCTTCCGTAGTGACCCTGAAGATTCCAAGCAATGCCGGTATCAATTAGTTCTTGGAATAGGCTGACAATCTGGTTGGCATCTAGCTTCCCCTGTTCATAGCTTACAATTCTCTCTGTTAGTTCTTCATTCATTCTTTTATTTTGTTCCCTTAAAGTTTAGCACAATGCTTTGGAATGCCCGAACACTCTCGGGTGTTTAGTCTATTTGAATTACACGCTCATTGGTTTTGAAGTAGGGATTGCTGGCACCCCGCTCATCAGTCATCCACATCCGCTGTGCTTTGCAAGCCTTAGGCTTAGGTGCTTCCATATCCGTCAGGATAATGACACCGTCAAAGTTGTTATCATTAACATACTTGGTAGGAGCATTGAAGCAGGTACCGCCGGACAGCACTCGCTCCGCTGGCTTGCTTGATCCTTTCTTCCAGACGTAGACCTTATCGGTAGCTACCTCAGTGTCGAAGGGGATGACCGTAAACTCTGCCAGCTTAGCCAGACCATTCAACTCACCGAAGAACGCTTGAAGCATATCATCGCAGACAGAGCCGGACTGGTCGATAGCGATGGCAATCTTTGCTTGTCGCTGAACCTTCTTGCCGGGATGGATGTAGGCATAGCGCTTGTTAATACGCTTCACACTGGAGCGTCTGCTAGCACGCTGGCTGGTCTTGATGAAGTACCTGAGTACCTTCCGCCAGTCTACCTTACTCTCTAGTCTTTTGATAATATCTTTTTTAACTTCCCCTGAAACTGAGCCCCAGCCCTTGGTAGAGTTGTTGGCCTCTTTGGCAGCCTGCTTCATTGATTGCTTGAGACGTTCCTTAGCCATCTGATTGGCAGCCTGTTGCTCAGGGCTGGCATCAGCATCATCCCAACCGGAGTGGTCATCAAAGCTTTCACCGCCGGGCTGACCAGAGCCATCACCGTCACCGGGTTCTCCTTCGCCCTCACCGCTCTCACCTTCACCTTCACCCTCGTTGTCATCACTGGTAGGGAAGTTAGCCAAGTACCACTCAGCAGTTTGTCCGGCAGGCATATTAGCGAAAGGACCAACGCCCGGCATGCAGGCATTCTCTGGCAACTCACCGACCAAGTGGCTATTGATAGCTAGGTCAGCAGCAATGTTCCAAGACTTGTGATCGATGCCGGCAGGCTTACGATTGGTAACGTGTTCGAAGATCAAGTGGTAGAACTCGTGCTTGAGTACACCACGCACATGCTCTTCAGGCAGGCTGGCAAAGAACTCAGGGTTGTAAATCATTTCGAACTGAGCAGTGTCAGGACAGACCCGAACCCCAGCAGTTGGAATGGCAGTGCTAGCACGCTTCTCAATCTTACGGCTCAGAGCAGCAAAGAACGGCTCATCCATAAGCAAGCGGTAGGCATGTAGCTTTAGATCAAAACTCATTGTCTCTCCCTCATTCATATACTACCACGGATACACTACCTGTCAAGTTTTAATTTGTTCCCCAAAAAACAAAAGCCCAGCACCACGCTGGACTCTTGCCGATCTCTAAGGAACCCAGAGGGTTGAGAGAGAGAGAACTAGGCTCCCAAGATCTTGGAGAGGTGTGAACCAACCGCTCCATTATTAGCGCCGTGAAACTTCACGACGTTTTCTTGAACCCCAGCTTGGGAGATTACACTCCACAACTTCATAGCTGCTTCGCTGGGTAGGCTGACAAAGTACTCAGCCAGATGGGTGACGTGGTCATCAGAGAACTCTGCTTTGCAGATCTCTTCAGACTCAAGCTTTTCGATCATAGCGCAATGCTCGTTGAGTGACATCGCAGCCAGAGCATCGACACGCTCACCGTTGAGCAGTTGTTCAACCGTCACAATCCGCTCGTAGTTCTTAGCGAAGTCGTTGAGAGCGACAGCCGCTTCAAAGCCGACGAAGCTCTGAGCCAAGTTGAACATTGCTGGGCTAGCCTCAAGAGCATCAGCCTGCTGAAGAACTTTGTCGAGTCGATCCCAACTACGACGGCTAGGGTAACGCTTGTTGGGCTCGATGTCAGCGTTGTGCTCAAGGTGAGCCCGGTTCTGATTAATGAAGTCCCAGATCAGGGAGTCAACATTATCTTTGCCCCAAGCCAACCAGTCTTCAACCGTGGGTTCGATGTCCCAAACACTCCAGCGGTCAAGCTCAGCAGGATCCATCTCATTCACTTGGTACTGCTCACCGTGCTCACCGCCGTTGACGGCAGCAAAGATGATGGTATCAGGGTGAAGGTTGTGGCCATTCAGTTTACGACTGTCGGTCAGTTCGAAAATCCCTTGGCGAACTTCTAAGGTAGCTCGATCAACCTCATCAAGGAATAAGCAGACAGGCTCTTCACAAGCCACCTTGAACCAGTCAGGCGGATTGAAGCTGGTCCGATTACCTTCCACACTTGGCAGCCCAACCAAGTCACCCTCGGTCATCTGGCTGGCACGACGCTCAACCACAGGCAAGCCGGCTTTAGCAGCAAGCTGATAAACAACTTGGCTCTTGCCGATACCGTGGCGACCACGGAGAAGTACTGGAAGTTTGGCTGCACTCACTGAAGGTGCTAGGCTCACGAAAGTTTTGAAGTCTACGGACATTGGTGTGTCTCCCTCTCAACTGTATATTACCACGGATAGGTTGTGTGTCAAGTTTTAAATACACTTTTATTCGTTTTTGCCTGCCCTTGACACCTGTTGATACTACGTGTACTTGGAACAAATAGACAATAGCAGCCAAAAGCAGACAATCGCTGACAATAGCTCAACACCTTGGTATCACTAGGGTTTACTAAGCTCTTGCATTGAGTTTTTAACAATTTCAAAGAGTTAACAAATAGCAGTCAGATACTGCAAAATTTGCACTGTTTGTCAACAAAGCTGTAAACGATTGATTAGTGTAGTGAAGCTAGACCAAAGGCAGACAGCGTAAGCATACTGGCAACAGCTATTACTACTACTGCTTCTCTTACTGAGTACATCTATTATAACTCCCCATCATCATAGCTTTCTATTCTATCTAAGAACCAATCAAAGAACTTGTAGAGGTATCTGTTGATTACTATGCCCGCAGCAAAAGCTACAATCATTGTTGCTACTACTCTTAGTGTGTATAACATTTTTATTGTGTGCCTTTGGTTTTGTTTTGAGTTTTGATGCCGAGATAATTGATATATTTTTCTGGCATTTTGTCGTAGTAAGTTGTCTTCTTCAGAGCATTATGTGCTCGGACAAGGTGTTTCTTGTAGGACAGATTGATAAGAAAACAAGGAGCAGATGATCGAGCGTTGAAGCCTTCGATGTCTAAGTCATCCTTCGGGTTAAAGCATACACATCTTACATCGGATAGTCCTGCTTCACTCAGCAAAAGGTTAATGAATTTTTGATATTCTTTTGTTTCGTGCTGCCCAATTTCTTCATTCATTTGAGCGATCAGAGCACTGCGTTTTCCTGATTTGATGAACTGTTTTATGATGTCTACTAGGGTCTCTTTTTCGTTATCAAACACCATTAAGAGAAGTTGATCAGCCACTCTATCTGCCTTGACAAATGGACAGACCGGGAACCCTGAAAACTCTGATCTTGGTGCTTCTAGGGTCCCAACTACGAACTCGGCCATTTGCTTTTTTATCTGTTCTTCGGTGCTCAAAACTCCTCACAATGAATCTCGGCAGGGTCACATTGAGGAGGATTCCATCCACCATTGTTGCGAGGGTCCTTGTAAATATAGCTACGAACTTTATAATAATCTTGACGATCTCCAGCCGACAACAAGTCACTATCGGTCTTCACATCGTAGACAAATTTGCAGATATCAACTGCATCCCGTGCTCCCTTTCGCACTCCGCTGCCAACTTCTTTTTTGTTTTCACTGTTGGCAAGAAACAGAGCAACCTTACAATATCGAGCGAACTTATTCATCTCCTTTTGGTGGAGACTCACACGTTCACAACACTTCCTGACATCCTCTGATGACTTCTTATAGAACTTCATAGTGCAGCCAGATGCGAACATCAACACTAATATAATAGATGATGCAATGCCCGCCATAGTGACAATATCAATTAGAGTAAACTTCTTCATCTTCTATTCCTTAGTTTAATACCAGCTTCGTTAAGTAGCATATCCATAACGGGATCTTCGGTTGTTTTAATAGTATTCTTTTTGCACTTTTGCCGAGTGTATTTCATCTTCGGCACCCAGTCCATATAATACATTACGGAGCGTAACACCTTCGGGTCTTGTCTCCGCAAAAGTTGCACGATTTGGTGGGATCTTCGGCGGACCTGACCTTTGGTCATCTCTGCTCTGACGTTGTAACTGGGTGCCGCCAACCAGCCCGCTAAAAGTAAACTAATCATCTTTAACCTTCACTCCGGCGAGCAGGAGGATGCCCTTGTTTTGGAACCATTGTCCAATGAGCATCCCCCTGCCTTGAAATACCTTAGCAAGAGAAAATAATACTCTAGCTAGAAGTAGTTTCATCGTTAGTTTCACTGTTATCTACTGACAATACTTCAATCTCAAAAGTAAGATCTTTGCCTGCCATTGGGTGGTTTAGATCAACTGTTACATTCTCATCCCCAACCTCAGTAATAACTGCCGGAAATGGTCCACCATCTGGGCCCTGTAGAGGAACTACAAGTCCCTCGTTAAACACAAAGTCATCTGGGAACATTGACTTCTCAAGGATCGTAAATGCATCTGGGTTTGGCATTCCATACGCATCTTCAGGCGTCAATGTAAATGTCTTCGTGTCTCCAGTTTCCATTTCTAACAATGCATCATCAAATCCCTTGATGAGTCCACCGTCTCCAACCGTAACCTCCATAGGGGCATCACGACCATAAGAACTATCAAACTCTTCACCATCTTGCAAAGTTCCCTTATAGTGTAAGGTGACCTTACTTCCATTCATCACTGTATCAGCCATTTTTTTATTCCCCTTCAAGGTAAAATTGTTCGCAGACTTTTACGAACTGTCCAATTGAATCCCAAATTTGGTTATCAAGTTTATCTAAATCATACTCATCTTCATCGGTGTCATAATAGCGACCGACTTCTTCAGACTCCATCTCAAAAATGGTCTTGTCCTGAAGGATTTCTCCGTCCATCACTGCAACACCGGTCACAAGAGTTTCGTCCTTTCGGATGGTCGTCATTGTGATCAGCTTATTTTCGAAATAATGAGTTGCCTGACTAGCAGCCCGAAGCCAATCTGTCGGAGCAACCCATTTTGTTTCCAAGGTAAAGTTCATAATCTGCCTACGTCCATCGTATTCAAACTCCTCTACCTCCATCCATCCAGCATTGCCCCAGTTATCTAGATCAGGGACAAGCTCAGTAAGCACATCGCTAGAATCTGCGTCGTAGTCAAAGATAAAATCTCCTACTACTTCTGGTGAGATGCCGTGAACCTTAATATGACTCTGTGTAGCATCCATTTTTACTTCTCCCCGGTCAAATTAAGAAAGCCTTCTTCGTCGCTGATAGGATAAACTACCGACTCGTTAAAGGCGCTATGAGGCCCAACCATCTCGAAGATTGTTTCGCCTCTTTCCGGCAATTTCGTATGATGCATCTTATATTCCAGTGCAGCTAAGGCTTCAGACTGAGCGTTATAACTCCCAGCGTTAAAGACTTGTGTCATCTCTAGTTCTAGTTCTGGCATCTTCTCTGAATCCAATTCGAAGGTCGGATACTCTCTGACCATTTCATATTTCTCAGTCCAATGTAAACGAAGCTTCATTTCTATTCCTTTCTAAGGGTAAGCTTAACAAGATCAGCAACAGTACCCTTGAGAGTTCGTAAGCTTTTTCGAGCACGAGTGCCGGCAGCCTTGTTGCCTGCCACATTCTTTTGAACATCCTCCTCAAGGTTCTCAACTAGTGATTTGATCTCGTTCCATTTATTTAATACATTATTGCTAGTCATAGCTCCAGTCCTCCTCTTTAAGAAACTTTTTAACAATCCATTCCGCAGCTTGGTCCTCGCTAAGCGTGTTCATGCCAAACTGTTGCCTCAACATCAACTGAAGTTCTTCCAGTTGGTCGCACTCCTCACTGTTAAGATGTACTCTATACCTCGACATGTTGTTCCCCTTTTCTAATGATAAGTTCTACATCAGTAGAATCTGTGTCTAGTTCTACCCAGACCCTCGCTCCACAACTCAGTGGCTTATGAGGACTGTATATCACCTTCGCTAATTCTACACCATCTTTTGTTTTGATTATAGCCTCGTGGGCATAATTATTTTCTTTATATGTCTTTACCGTCAATACTGGCTCGTCAGTTCCGTGCTTTGTATTGCGCTTGATGACGTGCTGGTTGACATGAATGATCTTTTTCATTACATATATCTCCAAGTCAAAGCCGGGGGCTTTCGCCCCCGGCTCCAACCGTGGTTAAACGAAACGCTTCAAGCGGTATTCTTTCGACTCATTCGTCTTCTCTGGAAGAAACAAAGTGTCGTCGATGATATCGTAGCCCATCTCTGCTTGAGAAAAAGCATTCATACAGTCAGTCTTAGCACGGATCTTGGCACGAAACGTGTCAATATCTGAGTCAGTGGCCTTATTCGTCTTTGCAACCAAGCGGGTCTTGACAGCCAGATTTCCCGAACCGCCGCTAGCGATTAGCGCCGCCCGCTTCTCGATGATTTCACCAAGCGCCTTGCGGAAGTCAGCCTGATCATTAGAGATGACCATGGGACTGATAATGTAATCGTTCCGATCCTTGCCATCAAAGACTACTCGGCTCGCAGCCTTGTGATTACGAGCGTCACTAGCAGTAAACCCGTTGGTCAGCCGTCGCTTGTTACGAGTTCTATTAGCACGAGCGACTACAGCATCCGACACCTGCCTCCGAGACATCGTAGGGTAAAGCTCCCTAACAAAAGTCTTTGCAGCGTCTTCAATTGAGCCCTCAGGAGCAGTCGCAGTGTCTCCAAAAATCCCATCATCAATCAGCCTGCCAGTGGCCTCGATCACTTCATCCGGAGAACAAGACTTCTTAAGAATCGGACGATTCATATAAACTTGAAATGCTTCCCGGTGTGCAGCAGAGGGGAAAAAGTTTTCCTCAAGAGTGTAGGCCTTAATCTCGGGGTGGCCAGTAGTAGTACGCTCAATGCAACCTTCGTCGAAAAGTTCACTCACTGCCTTAAAGCGATGATTTCCCTCCACAATGACTGCCTGCAAATTACCAACCTCATCCTTTACCAACTCAGCAATAATTCCCTGCTCAAGTCCCACTTCTTTGATGGAGGACTTCAAGTCTCGGACGTGCTTATCGTGATAGGTGGCGTTCCGAATCTGCGCCGCCACCGTAAAAGGATCTCGGAAGTCGGACAGAGGAACATCAGCCGGGTGTCGTCCGTTCAGGTGCTTCAGCACTGCCGTGGCAAAATCTTTGGGATCCTCCGGGGCTGGATTCGCCTGATTAAATGGTGACTTAATCACCGTAAAATTCATTGTACTCATTTCTATCTCCAATCTTGTGGGCTCGACCCACGGTTGTGTTCCTTCCCGAATGGGCACCATTGCCCGAGAAGGGATGAGGAGAGTACTATCACCTCATCGTATATGCTATACTATATGATTTCTGTAATATGTCAAGTTTATTATCGTAATATTATTTTCTAGAAGATGTTTTCTACTTGGTCAAACAAATCTAACGTGCTTGATTCAGAAGCCCTAAAGCAAGTGCCATGATCCTTGAACTTACCAGTAGACCGATCAAGCTTCATGCGAAACTCAGTGACTAACTTTCCAGCTACGAGTAGCTCCTCTACTTTCCTTATCGAAACACCCCTACAAAGGCTAGCCTCGGAATACCTATACTGTACTTTGCGGTTTTTTGTGCGCTTCTCGGCCCTGACTAGCAAAAGATTGTTATATTTCTGGCGGAACTTATAACGGATGACACTCAGTGGCGTGGACGCAATCAGTTTTCCTTGCTTATCCCTGATGGCAAGAGACCGTGCTTCTTCAACATCTTCGATGCTGACATCAAAAACCCAGCGTCCCGTTTTACTCTCGTTCCTGCCAAGCTTCATAGGAACATAGAGGTTTGTACGGTTAGGGTCTTTGTCACACTGATAGCCATACTCTTCCAAAACAGTTCGAGCCCTCAAAGGGTATTCCCAAATAGGACTCAAGCAGAAAGCCGTAATCTTGCAGCTACTATTTACGAGCTTGGTCTTAAGCTCGACACAGCCGCCAATATCTGAACCGCTGATGTTGTTTTCTTCGATTCCCAAAAGGGTTTCATAAGTAAACCCAACACCAGTGTTCCCGGAACGAAGTGAGTCAACCCACTTATCTTTTAGCTCTTCCATTACTGGCTTCACACTCTCTAGTTCTGACACTTCTTCTAACATTCTCTCTCTCCCTAGTAGTCACGCCATTGGCTGACCTGATTGACAAGCTCGTCAATCTCAGGCTGAAGCTCTGCGTCAGCAATGCGGTCACCCTTTTCAGCCCGGTGTCCGTAGATATAGATACCCTCAGCCTCTGGACTGAGGAGCGTCACATTGTCGCCCATCCAGCCCTTGTCCTTGTTGAGGTTGCCACCGACAACGCCGCTGACTAGTCCCCAGCTTTCATCCTCGTTCTCGTAGTAGCCGTACCAGCTTTGCTGCTGGGTGTTTTGCGGGAGACGCATCAAGCCTTCATCACCGTTAGGAGCCCGCACCCGAATCATAGGACCCTTGAACCAGCGGTCAGCGTTGCGAGGCAGACCTTGTGGGGTATCGTAGCCGGGCTCCGCAACTCGGTCCCAGTCAATGCCGATGACCATGCACATTCCTTGTTCGTAGTCGTTGGCTTTCCAACTCCACTGTCGCTGGCGCATCAAAGCGCCGGGCACGATGCCAGCCTTCTTGAGGCAGGCAGCCAGAACTCGGTGAGCCAAGCCTCGCATCGCATCACAATCTTTGCGATGTTGCTTCTTGGCTGGGCAGGTCCGAGCGTTGTGTCCACGCTCACCGCAGAAGCCACACTGGCGACCACGAGCATTCTTGCTGACCTGAGCAATTTTACGGGTCTCAATCTCTTCCCAGAGCCAGCGGTCACGCCAAGAGATTTCATCCTCATCGGCGTCTTGAATCTTGGAAGCCTCGTTGATTCTGCTGATCCACTGAGTGGAAGCGTAGGTAAGCTCATCTTCCAAGCGGTAAACGCCATACTTCTTAGCAAGCCTCTCGACTCTAGCGTGGGCTTCTTTGATTTGTGGGCAACCACGACGGTTGTGTCCGTATTGACCACATTGCTGACATTGATTGGAACGACCCATATCTCTCTCCCTTACATATGCATATTACCACGGATACGCAGGGGGTCAAGTTTTTTCTTAGTCGTAATTAACTTTTTTTGGATCTATTTTGCTTAGCTCTTCTTCTGACAATTCCTCTTGAATGAGGTCATAAATAGATTTCTGATCTTCTTTAGGAGCGTGTCTCTTCCCGGTCAAGATGTGATGCACCATCGAAGGAGACACCTTGTAAATATAATGGGTCTCCCTTGCGAACCACTTTGCAATTTCCCTGACTGACTGCTTGCCTTTTTGCGAGCGGATCATCTTTACGTGCCGCTCCGTAAGCTTGTAAGTTTTCTTTTTTGCCCGTTGGCGGTCCTTGCGGATCGGAGGCTTTTTTTCGTCGTTCACGCCATTTCCTTTGCTTGTAGTAGGCTATCAGTCCTAAACCCAAATTACCGATCAAAATGTGTGCGCAAATGATGACAGTAGCCATCAAATCAGCATTGATCACCCACATATAAATAGCAGTGACGATACCAATTGCAAAAAAGCTAAATTGAGCGGGCACATTTATCGCATCTGCTGTCTCAGACTTAATCACAGATCTAAGGTGTGGAATATAAAAGAAGAATATCAATAACTGGGTTGTCCCATACAGTGCGGTTATTATGTCTTCCATAAACAAACCTCAATCCTTTAAATATATATGCTTTTTGCCCATATTTCCTTCGTTAATATTTCGCACAATAAAAAAGCACCCCTTGCGGAGTGCTAGTTTATCATACCTAATTTATATAATTAAATATTATTTTAGCTTAACCTAGCTTAGGCGATACAGAATTCCGGTCGTTGCGCCTGAGCGCTGATACCTGAAGGTTGATCCGCCCGTTGTGACTCGGCTACCAGAGACTATGACAGCGGCGTTGGGTGCCACAACCATCTGTCCAACCAAAGTAACGCCCGTACCGGCTGTGATCGTAAGCATCCTCTCTCCAGAAGTCGCAAGATTCAGAATATTGAAGTCAAAAGCATCAAGATTTGCATTCAGTGCAAGACCGTTGTTTAGGGCTGTAGCTGTTGCTGTTGCTTTCGAGCGAGCGGCAGTGGGGGTGATCACCGCAACACCGTGAGCGATAGCTGCGGCTGTAAGAACGGCTGTATCGTTTCCGAGAACGTTGGGTGCCTGCTGATGCACCTTGGGGTTTGGGCCAGCGCCAGCAGAGCCACTAGCGAAAATAATGTGATTAGCTGTTACTTGTCCGGCTAAGGTACCAGTGGTCGTTGCAGCGGCTGAATAACTGGAAGCAATGCCCATTTGTCCTTGGACTTGCAAGCCACCTTGGGTTGTAAGGGTCGAAGCGACTGTCAATGGCGAATTAGCCTCAACAACCACGCCATCGCCGGCGCTTTGCACAAGGCCCTTTGTTTGATCAATTACTACTTTTACCATAATTTATTCCTCCGTTTAAGTTCACATGATTCCGGCACGGGTGTGAGTTCCCCTTTATGGAATGCGCCGGGCTTGTATTATATAGCTCCGGCAAAACCTAAACTTCACTAACTCAAGCACATATGTGCAAAAAAAGAACAATATTGATGAATAAAACTAGCAACTCTAGCTTATTCACTAACGAAAGCCCTCTAAGTAGCTTATTTTACTTTTTCTGCTCTTTTGGAGTAAGCCTCGACGCACAGATTGGGCAATGATACGTGAGCCCAGCCTCAAAATCAAATACAAAGTCGCATTTTTTAACATGATTATTATTCTGAGATCCTCTGGACTCGCATACATAAGTCTTCATTATCATAACTTTCTCCACTAAAGGAAACATTTTAGGAAACTTTAATAATTAGTCGGAGAGGAGCATAATAGATAAAATCATTTATTAAGATCTCACCGACAGACAAGAAACGATCTAACCTGAGTAGCAGTCCAACCTGCCACTCCTCTTGTGTGTCATATGTTTTGAAACGTACAAGATCACCTGTGTTCATTTCCTTTTGTCTCCGAGAGTTCAAAATATTTTTCAGCAACTTTTGACTTAAAAAACATTTCAATACCTTCGAAGAGAGCTTTGTAGCCTACAGGCTGATCAAGCTTGTTCCGTATAACATAGACGATCAACCCGACTTTTCCTTCAAGGGAAGACCAAACTTTCTCATATTTAGGGTCAGACCACACTTCTTGCTCTTGAACTATTGTCTCTCTCACTACACGGATATCTAGTCCGTACACCAAAGAATTGGACACACTAAGCGTTCGAACACCTCGACGGACAACCTTGACGAGTGAACCCTCTCTTAATTTATTCTTCATCCTGACTGACGAGATCTGAGTTATCTTGTTCGCCTAGGTACCCATTGATGATATTTGCGAAGTTATACAATTGACTCGCCATCTCGGCAGATAAGGAAGAGGTCTCAGCTAAGACCTCTGGATCAAGAGCATCCTCCACGGCACGCTTGTACCCAAGATCGATCAGCGTCTCGATCATCAATCGCTGCGCACTCGTAAGATCGAAGAAGTGAGAAGGAAGTTGAACGGAATCCTTAAATTGTGCGCTCAGTTCATCCTCGAACAATTGTTGATAATTAGTATTTGTAGTCATCTTATGACTCCTTTCGTTTATTTTTTTCTAAAGAGGTATTTTGCCGGTGAGCATATCTTTCAACATCACCCAGTCGCTAGCCTTTGCCCACAAAGGATTAGTGAAAGCAGCCGGCGTATTTTTTTCAAAAAAGTAATGGCCGCTCCAAGCGAATGGGTATATGATGAACGGAACGATCAACAACAGAAGCCACGTTTGACTTGAGATTGCATAGGCGATGGTTGCCAATGTCGTGAGTTGACCGCAGGCGTGAAGCCTACGGCAAGTTTTATTTTGATGGAGAGTTAAATAATACTTGTAGTACTCTCTAAATGTTTGCGGCTCAGTCATTAGTTTATCTCCTCGATATAGGGCTCGATTTCATTTGCCAGAACATACCACTTGATGCCCCCAACAAATTGTACGTGATAGTGTGACCCATTAGACTTCTTTGGCTTAGCCAAAATAATGCCCACAGTTCCGTGAGGTATATTATTCTCCAACCCATGATCTCCATCGATCGGCGTTGAAGAGTATAAATCTCGGGAACACATAATCAGCCTTCCCGGCTCGTAAAGAGAATATTCTCTAGTTCTTATCGGCATACTTGGCTAGTATCTCATGAAGTCGCTGTGGTGTTAAGTCCGGATAATGATAAAGATTATCCACTGCTCCTGCTAGCCTTAAGGCATATGCAATCCACTCCGAACAGTACCAGCGCCCTGTCCGCTTGATGAAGAAGGGTGTGAACTTTGACAAGATCATGCCCGGCCAGTCGTACCCATCACCTTTGGTGTTCTTAAAGAACATTTCGATGGTCTTGACCTGCCGGGCAGTGACCGGCACACAAATAAGATCGTAGTCTTCACGGTTCTCTTCTTTGTCAAAGCGGATCTTCCGTACCCCACGGCTATCAAACGGTTGGATACTTATAGACTTTCCATCGGGCATAATCAGTTCTGCGTGCGAATATTTACTTTGGGTGGTGCTTCGGACGACTTGGTTGTGCCACTTCCCTGCCCCCTTGTAGAAGGCTACGCAAATTTGAAGTGGTTCTGCCGGCTTTACCCCATAGTACTATAACTATTCAGCAGTTTCCAAAACTTCCAAGATTCTTGACAAAGAAGTTTGATCCGGTGTCGATTTTTGAAGATTGTGGATCTTGACGGCTGCTCGGAAGGAGCGTGGGTCCAGCTTACTCTTCATCTCTGTGAAGAGTTCACTGCGATCTTGACGTAGGATTGTCATCTCGTTCTCAATCGTTGTGAGCTTGTTGACAAATTCCTTGACGGTGGTCTTGAACTCGTTAGTGGTGTTAATCATTTTGACTGCCTTTCTGTGTAAAGAATTCATTGACAATGTATTCCAATGCTTGAACTCTAGTGATGGAGGGAATATTAGTTTTCTCCCCCAGTTCCTTACGAAGTTGGTCTAGCTCTGCAAAGGTGCTGCTGTCTAGTCCAATGTTGCTTTTCAAGTAGTGCTTACTCATTTTGATTACCTTTCTGTGGGTTGCCGGCTTGTTGTTCAGCGTTGAACTTGTCTTGTTCGCTGGCATACTCCATTAGTTGTGAAAAAATTTTGCGGCGAGTTTCGCCCTCAAACTGAAACTTATCTAGGATATTCTGAATATCTTCCTCAAATCTTTTTAGGTCCCTCATTTTCCAAAGACCTCGATGGCTAGATCCTCGGACGCTTGGTCCAACTCGGTGCGAGCCTTTTCTAATACTTTGCCCAACAAATGGAGCGTGACCTCTGCCTTGCATCCGGGTTGGACCTCGTGTGCCAACTCCTCCGCTGCCGTGATCCACCCCATCGTATCTTCGAGGCGTCCGCTCGCTTCCGTGAACGAGGTGAATGTTTTATCCAATAGTCTTCCGGGTCGTGTAGCCATCTAAGCCTCCATCTTTCTTAATTCATTATAATGCACAAGCTCTTCTTTGTCAAACAAAACTTTACAAAATCCTCTAGCTGTCGGTAAGCTTGTGATTATGCCCAACCTCTCGGGAGCATCCCCAGCCATTAGCGGGAGCTTCTCTTGTACTAAATCGCCGACTTTCACATTGTACTCCATAGAGCGAAAAGAGCGCAAGACATGGCGGCGCAGATGCACCCACGAACCACAAGTTTCATCACATCTTCACCGACTTTCATTTGGTATCCTAAAGCGTCCAGTAAGCTGCCAAAAAGCCAGCCACAAAGAATAAGGGATGAAGCAGAATGTGCAGCTTCATACGTTCGTGGTAATAAGACATAGCAAACATAAATTTGGCGGCGAGTTCTGCTGTTTCATTATGATCTCGCCCGTCACTAAATTTAGTAGTCCACTCGGTCAAAGACATTTCCGCTTCTTCGTCTGTTGGTTCCATTTCCATCATCTATTCTCTTAGCCACTTCGGATCCTTGACCTTGGCAGCGCCTTTCTTAATCTTCAATAGCCTGGCTACAGGAGGAATGTTCATCCACTCCAAGTCGTATGCCCCTTCGAAGTCTCCGAGTTGAGTTGCCACGCATCCTAGCTTGGTTAACTTTTTGTGGAGATAAGTAAACTGCCGTTGAGTTTCTCGGGTTACATAAACGCCGATTGTCCCGTCTTTGAAGTTACAGAAGAATTGATCCTCTTTGAACTTCCCGATTGCCTTAGCCACAGGAAGACCGTCGCCGGCTTCCCGCAATCGTAAGCGGTTATTCTTACAAAATGTTTTAAAACTGTTAATGTGTTTTACTTCTACTTCTTCTTCGGTCACGTTTTTTCCTTTCGTGTTACCCAGTTATCACTTGTTAGATGATCCAACATCAATTTCCTTTATCGTATCTCTGACCATGCATATACCAATCAAACCCAAGAAAGCTATCCCGAGCGCACCCGTTATCACGAGAGCACTTAGATTCTTAACCATCCTTATCTTCTAGGTATCTTAAGAATTCGACTACTACACGAGTCCTGTAAATAAAGTAGAACAATGCAAAAATGTAGCCAAATGTGAACCCAGTTATTGAACCTGTAACAAGGTCGTACAATGAACAAGCTACCAGGAAAAGTATTACTAGATAGTAGCCACCCACAAACATACTTTTCTTATTCAATTTCAATATCCACTTCTACATTAATCGTTAGCTTTGGTACCCTCAAATGATTAACCAACCCGTGGCGCTTAGCCTCGGCGGACTCCATAAACCAATCAGCGTGCTTCTTGTTGAAAACCTTTTTCTTAAAGTAGTCGTCTTTCTTTCCACAGTTGCGGGCCATCATCGTAAAGATCTTTTGATCCAAGCGATCGGCTTCTGCAACGTCTGCTTTGAGTTCTTCGATCTTTCCCCAAGCTCCGCTGCTTACGTCGTGGATCATAATAGTAGCATCTGGATCAGCGAAGCGCATACCATCTTCGCCAAAAGATAACAACACAGCGCCGCAGGACATTGCTTTGCCCTCTACGATTGTAGCCACTGGTAATTCAGAAGCTTTGATGGCAGCGATCATAGACATTAATGAGTAAACTTCTCCACCATAAGAATCAATAACAACCGGAATTACTTTCTGTCCCGTGCTATGTGCCATTGACATCTTTGTTGCGAACTCATTCGCTGACTTTTCATCAAACTTATTAACCCTAATGATGATCGGTGGCTTGCGCAACTCCACATCCTTAATCAGGGGAGAGACTTTTGATTTCCATATCATAAATTATATTACCCTTGAAGCAACTGCTTCCCTTTGTTTAAATATTCTTTGAGGTCTGTGAAACCACCAATAAACTTTTCTTGACCCTCAGTAATCTCGACCACAATTGGGACTGTCCCCCATTTATAAGTTTCCTTGATCTCCGTTAAAAGTTTTGGCTGCTTATCTAAAGCATAGCATTCAAATTCCTTTTGGTTCTCTGCGAGCAAGCTAATAGCCGCCTGACAGTAAGGACAATTATTTTTTGTGTATAGTCTAAACTTCATTTATTATCTCCATTTCAGCAGGATATACCCTTTCATAAGTAGTTGAGCCAAATCGCACACGGTAAAACTCTCTTCCTAGGTGATCAGGCAACATAGATGGTCCAAGTATAATTCCGACTGGATGTTCGCTGTCAAGCCGCTCAGGTGCCCGTACATTTCTATCGGGGAAAAAATAACCAAGGCGAGGTGCCACCAATGCTCCTGGCTTGAACGGACTATGGACTGATATAAGATCCGAAAACTCTTTCCTGCCCAAAGAACTATTTTTTAACATCATATTAAATGTATGGTTATAAGAAAAGACTGTTGAGAAAGCAAGGAATGTTTTATTTTTTGCACGAAAAAGCTTATTGTTGTTTACAAACGTTTTAGCTGGTACACACAAAACATTATTCTCAGACACTGTAAACCTTTTGTTCCCATTGTCAATCGTAAATGATATTTGACGAAAGCCGTCGGCAGATCGCCCTTCATAATTTAAGTTCTTGCACCAAATAAATCTACCATTTCGAACTAATGTCTTATTGTTTGAATCTTTTAGTACATCCTTGAGGAATATCAAACGAACTGCAATTACATCCGAAGAGGGTGAATAATTATATCGTCTTTTGGCGAACGGCTCGTAATGCGGGTTGTCTTCACCTCGACTGTAAGGGTCCTGATCAAGACGGTGGACTCGTTCAATTGAACAGTGCTGACTGATCAATTGCTCGTAGGTCGGTAAGTTCACTGTGAATTGTCCTCTAAGATCCTACAAAACTTACCAAATGATCCAACTACAGTAATCTCAGAACGCCGGAACGAGTTGCCATCCACAACAAAGGTACAAAACTTTGTCCCTTCAGGAAAACTATCTTCAAACTTCTCTCTTTCAATATCAGATGCAAACTCGTGAGGATGAACCGACACAACATAATGTGTGTTAATCAAGGTCTCCCGAGTATCATAAACCTTTCCAAAGTTTACAAACTCTGAGCCATCTGGTCTTTCTTTGATTTTCTTAACCTGTTTTTCGTACACTTCTGAAACTTTAAGCACGGGACATTACCTCCATAGTATCAATTGTCCTCACAAGCCAATCACTTCCTTTGATATGAATCTTGTGATAAATGTTTTCATTATTAAAATTAGGTTCTATCACTACAGCCATACTGGGCTCAGATAATCTTATCCATTCAACAGGTGCTGATGGATTCCCAGTATCAAGTAGCGTAATATCTGAGGGTAGATAAACTAGATCACCCTTCTTCGGAATCATCTCCTTCACCATCCTTGTCTTGCATTCCTTCGGCTGCCGCTTCCATAAACTTTGTAAACTCTTTAACATCGCTAAGCTTTGCTTTAAGATCCTTAATGTTATCGAATACTTCATCATCAACTGAAGTTGAAACTGGTTCTGCTGGTGCTGGCACAGGCTGTGGCACCACTGTCCCATTAAGGATTGCATTAAGCTCGTCCATCATTTTCAGGTACTGCTTTAGCTGCGTAGTAATCATTTCTAGGTTATTGATTTCGGTTGCTAGATCACGAACTTGGTTTGTCGGGGTCAAACATGACAACCTGGCAGCGACATTCAATAGCTGGTTGCCCTCTTCGGATGCTAGCAGATTTAAGATACCTGGAATCCTACCCATATCCATCTCAAAATTTACTGTTGCTCTTTGCATATACTGAATCCTCCTTAGTAGGATTATACATCATTAATAGATGCTGTTTAAGTTATTTCTTTTTCTTCTGTGCTGCCTTCAAGCAGCGGTCTTCAAGCTTGACATTTGTGCCATTTACAAGGATGGTTGAAGAAGCGTAGAGACCTTTGGCGTGGTTAGCAACCACTAGACCCATCTGGTCGTGAAGCTTGGGATTGCTGACCAAGTTGAAGTTCGCACGAACCTTACACAAAGAGCCGACAGGGAAGGCGGGCGGTGCGGTCGCAGCGATGATAGCCTTCTGGGCATACTTGTTTTTGGTCATAGCATTGAACTGCTTTTCGGTAGGAACAAAGTCTTCGTCGGTCGCAATCTTGACGGAGAGGTCACGGAAGTACATCGTTGTGACATAGTAGTTAGCGCAGATAAGAGCAGCGGGGCGGTGTTCTGCCTTATAGGACTGAGCCCAACGCTCACGCTTGAGTTGTGACTCGGGGGAGTAGCGTTGCTCCATTTTCTCAACGCACTCAATTTGCTTGGGACTCAACTTTCCACCATCCTCAAACTGACGCTTGAGAGACTCGGCGAAGCTTCGGTCCTTTTCAGATAGTTTCTTAGCCATCAAGGATTCAAAGCGAGCCTCGCCGTTCTGAACTTCAAGGCGCTCTGCTCGTTGAGGGCGGGCGTACATCTGGCTCCAGTAAGACATTATTTGGAATCTCCGAG